GACGTGGAGTACTTCCAACCCTGCCTCCGGGACTTGGTCTACCACCTCCCCGGCTTCTGATATTTGGACCACCACCTCGCCCGCGAGCGAGGTCTGGCAACAGGTGAACTAAGATGCCCGATTCATATACCCCAAATTTCAACCTGACCAAGCCGGAAGTGGGTGCCTCGACGGACACATGGGGCACGAAGCTCAACGCCGATTTGGACATCATCGACAGTTTGGTTGCGCCCAAAGCGTCACCAACCTTCACTGGCACGCCAACTGCCCCGACTGCTACAGGCGGTACTAACACCACGCAGATTGCCACTACGGCTTTCGTAGCGGCGGCAATCGGTGCCATCGTCACAATCCCGTCCGGTGTCATCACCATGTGGTCGGGTTCGGAAGCGTCTATCCCGTCGGGGTGGCTGCTTTGCAACGGCACTAGCGGTACGCCAGACCTCCGCAATCGGTTCATTGTCGGTGCGGGTACAGGTTCGTCCTACGCTGTAGGAAACACGGGCGGTGCGAACACAGTCACCCTGTCCACCAGCGAGATCCCGTCCCACACCCACTCGTTCTCCGGCACGACCGGGGCAATGAACTCAAACGCTTCTCACTCGCACTCGGTCAATGATCCGGGCCATTCGCATAGTTACACTAGAGTGAATAATTCGTTTAGTGCCGGATTTGGTGAAGCGGGCGCTTATACTGACACAACTAGCGCAACCACTGGCGGATCTGGCACTGGTATCAGCATCAATGCCACTAACACTGACCATACGCACAACTTCTCCGGTACGACTGGCGCGGCTGGTTCTACCGGCGCGCACGAAAACCGTCCTCCATACTACGCGCTCTGCTACATTATGAAGGCGTGATGTTCACCGAACCGAAATGGCTCACTACCGCCCGCCGTCTGATTGGAACCAATGAGCAGGCAGGCAAGTCCAGCAACCCAATCATTCTCGGTTGGGCTGCTGCAATGTCTCCGTGGGTCAAAGATTTCTACACCGACGATGACATTCCGTGGTGCGGCCTGTACGTAGGGTATTGCTTGCAAACGAATGGGATCACGCCGCCGAAGGATCTCCTTGCTGCGCGTGCCTACGCAAAATGGGGCGAAGATTGCCCCACCGCCATTCCCGGCACGGTGCTAGTCTTTTCCCGCAATGGCGGCGGACATGTCGGGTTTTATGTTGCTGAAGACGAGCACCATTTCCATGTGCTTGGCGGCAACCAAGATAACACGGTGAACGTGACGCGGATTGCCAAGTCACGGTGCATCGCAAAACGCTGGCCCGAAGGGCAGGCTAAACCGTGGTTCGGGAAACCAGTCTGGCGTTCCGCGTCTGGCCCGGTTTCTACAAACGAGGCGTAAATGGCTCTCTTTCCAGTCAAACTGCCACCGGGTGTCGTGCGTGGTGCTACCCCGTATGAAAACCCGGATCGTTGGTGGGATGTCAATCTAATCCGTTGGCGGCAGGGGGTTCTTGAGCCCGTGGGTGGATGGGCGCGTATTAGCTCGTCCCCGATGGAAAGCACGGTGCGTGCGTTGCATGTCTGGAAAGACAATAACAATACTGAACGTCTTTTGGTCGGACAGGATGATCGACTGAAGGCGTTGGTTGACGGCACATATTACGATGTCTCGCCGCCGAACCTCGTCCCGCTTTATGACGCAGGTGGTGTCGGTTATGGCGTGAATGATTACAACGAAGAAGATTACGGCAATGCACGTTCAACGCCGTCCCTTCTTTGGCAGGCTGTTCCCGGAATGTGGTCCTTCACCAACTGGGGTGAAGATGTCATTTGCTTGGACAACATCGACGGTCGCGTCCTTTACTACGACGTAAGCACACCAACAGAAGATGTCCATCAGGTCGGCAAAGGGCTGATTTCTTCTGTCTCACGCACTTCTAATACGTCTACGATCACGGTGTCGCACCACCATGATTTTACACCGGGGCGTACTATCGTCATTGCGGGAACGACCGCTGATGGTGGGTCGTTCAACGGCACATTTACTATCGTCGCTACTCCCACACCAACCACATTCACTTATACACAAGGTGGCGCAGGTAACGTCGCAACGACGGCAAACACCGGCACAGCGACATTAAGCAATGTCATCAGTAATGCCGTGGCGGTTTTGACCACGCCAGAGAGGCATGTGATCGCCATCGGCGCGGACAATAACTCGCGTCGTATCGCTTGGTCCTCGCGTGAAGACTATACGGATTGGAACTACGCCAGCACCACGAACACGGCGGGTTACATCGACGTGGAAGCTACTTCCCCGCTGCGGACCATCGTGCCCGTGCGTGAAGGCTCATTGGTGTTCTCCGACACGGAAGTCTTCCTTGTCCGTTATGCGGGTCTGCCGTTCATTTATGTCGCGGAGCGTCTGGGTGAAACAAAGCTTATCTCCCCGATGGCGACAGCGGTTTTCGAAGGCAAGTGCGTCTGGTTCTCCGAAACAGGCTTCCGTCTTTATGAAGGCGGTACAATCGTCAACGTGCCTTGCTCCGTCATGGACTGGATCGTAAACGACACAAACCTAAACGCCGCCCGACTACGCGGCTTTGCAGCGTGGAACGGTGCATTTTCGGAGGTATGGTTCTTCCACCCATCCGAGAACAGCAACGAGTGCGACCGCTACTCCATCTGGAACTATGCAGAAAACTGGTGGTCGTTCGGCTACCTTGAGCGCACCGCCATGTCCCCCGCCGCAGAACGTGACCGCCCACTCATGGCGGGATCGGACAACCATATCTACGACCATGAATATGGCTGGTTGGCTGCGGGTCTGACGCGCGTTGGGACAGTTTGGGCGGAAACCGCACAACTGGGCCTCGGCCCGCCGTCCGACCGGGGTATTGAGATCACGCAGTTGATGCCAGCCAACGCCGAAGGTACGGCATCAATGCGCTTCCGGTTCTATGGCCGACAAACACCGGAAGGTGCAGAGCGCACATACGGTCCGTACGTTGTCCGGACAAATGGCTATGTAGACACGCGCATTTCCAGCCGCGACGTGCGGATGCGGATTGAAGCAAACCAAGACATCTTCTGGTCCTTGGGGACCATCCGTATGGACATTGCAGAGGGGCCGCGACGGTGATAATCTATCTTCCACCGGCCCCTCCTTCCTACAGTTCTGGGGCTTTTAACCAGATTATTGACGCGCTCCGCCGTGCGTTCCAGCCTGCCGTAAGCCAAAGCGAAGCTAGTCCTCGCCTTCTACTGCAAGCGCCTAACGGGACGGTGTATGAGGTAACGGTTGATAACGCTGGTGTCCTTACAACGGCAATCAATGACGGTAAGATCCGAGACATCTAAGGCGGCGTTATTCAAAAAGATGGAGAAGGCTCTCCGTCTCATGGGTTCGACCCACACTCTTGAGGACGTGGTCGATGCGCTGAAGAAGGGGGAGATGCAACTGTTCTATAACGACCGGGCAGTTGTCATCACTGAGATCGCGGTCAGCCCGCGTAGAAAGTTTGCAAACGTGTTCATGTCCGCCGGGGAACTAAACGGCGTGATTGAACTCAAGGGCCAGCTTGTGAAGTGGGCCAAAGATAATGGGATTGAATTTGCTCGGGCTGCGGTCAGACCGGGTTACGAGAAGTACCTAAAGGACGCTGGTTGGAAGACTAAGATGGTCCTGATGGACTTCGATCTAAAAGGAAACTGACATGGGCAGCAAAGCTCCCGCAACCACGACTACGGTGCAGAAAACGGAACTTCCTCCGTGGTTGGAAGATATCACGAAGAAGAACCTTTCGATTGCGGACGAAATTGCAAGCCAGCCTTATCAGGCATACGGCGGCAACCTTGTTGCAGGCTTTGCGCCAGAGCAGGAACAAGCTTTTAGCATGGCGCAACGCCAAGCTGGCAGCACGATGCCGCTCTATCAGACAGCGGCGGGGACCGTGTCCGGGTTGACGGGCTATCAGGCTCCTTCGTTCCTGCAAGGCGATGTCTCCGCGTACATGAACCCGTTTATCGGAGAAGTTGAAAACCGTGCTATTGCACGCGGCCAAGAGGCGTTGCTCCAGAACTTGAACCAAGTATCGGCGCAGGCTGCGCGTGCGGGTGCGTTCGGTGGTTCGCGTCAGGCTATTCAAGAAGGTGTCGCACAAGCCGAAGCCGCGAAGAACGTCGCGGATCTTTCGGCGCAACTGCGGATGCAGGGCTACACCGATGCGGCTGGCCGTCTCGAAAACGATCTCGCCCGGCAAATGGCTGGCACGGAAGTGCAAATGCGTGCGGCTGGGATGCTGCCGGGTATCGCGCAGGCGCAGCAAGGTGCGGCGCTCACGGACGCGGCTTCCATCGAAGCCATCGGCGCGCAGCGTCAAGCGTTGGAACAGGCGCAGTTGCAGGATGCTTATCAGCGTTTCATGGAACAGCGTAACTATCCCATCGAAATGCTCAATCTGCGTCTCGGTGCAACGTCGGCCACGCCATACGGTAAAACAGAAACGCGCACTGGTCCTTCGGGGGCGGGAAGCAGTTCGCCGTTCCTCACTGGCCTCGGCGCTGCTGCAACAGGCGTGTCGATGCTTTCTGGTTTAGCGGGGCTGGTCACTTTCTAATGGACATTGCCCTGCACTTTTCTGGCGGTAAAGATAGCCTCGCCTGCCTGCATCTGTACAAAGACTACTGGGATAAAATGTATGTAGTCTGGGTAAATACCGGGGCAGTTTACCCAGAAATGCTGGAATACATGCACGGTTGGAAGAAGCGACTGCCGCACTTTGTGGAAGTCAATTCAGATCAACCGAAGAACATAGAAGAGAATGGTTGGCCGGTGGACGTACTGCCGATCAATAATACGGCACTAGGGCTCATGGTGACGGGTAAGTCTGGCCCAATGCTACAGCCATATTTGTCTTGCTGCGCGAGCAACATTTGGTTCCCGCTGCATGAGGCAACTAAAAAGCTGGGTGTGTCTAAGATTATTAAAGGCCAACGGCTGGAAGACATTAGAAAATCGCCACTGCGGCATGGGTCCAAAGTAGACGGGATGGAACTTCTTTTCCCGATTGAAACGTGGTCCACGGAACAGGTGTTCAAATATCTGAAGCAGGTCGGTGCGGAACTGCCGCCCGGTTACGCTGATGGAGAAAAGACTGGTCGGGATTGCTGGGACTGTACGGCTTACCTCGACGATAACAAGAAGCGCATCGCAAATTTACCGGGTGATCGACAGGCAATCATCCGGGATCGTCTGGCTCAGATTGAGGCGGCGATAAAGGAAGAGCAACATGGCGTCTGAGTTTGGCCGTAGGGCTTATAACTATTATCTTGGTCGTGGTTACCGACCAGTGCAGGCTGCTGCACTGGCAGGTAATGCGATGGCTGAGAGCGGTGGCCGGACAGATATTACCGGCGACCAAGGCCGGGCGTTAGGCCTCTTCCAATGGCATCCCGATCGTCAGGCGCGTCTCTCTGCTTATGCACAGAGCCAAGGCCTAGACCCAAAATCAGAACAGGCACAGCTTGGCTTCTTTGACTGGGAACTGAGCAACACCGAGCGCAAAGCTGGTGAGATGCTGCGCGCTGCACAAACGCCGGAACAAGCGCAGGCTGCGGTTTTAGCGTCGTTGCGCCCTAAAGGCTTTTCGATGAGCGACCCAACCCAGTCGCACAATTACAGTGGTCGCCTCAAGAACACCATGTCATTGCTTGGCACAGAAGGTGGCGGTGTCACGCCGATGGACCCTTCTGCCTTGTCTGCACAGACAACGCTGGTCACACCGATGTACTCGCCGGACCCGTTTACTTCGCTCCAGCGCATCGGAAATGCTATCGCCCCAAGTATGGTCAGCGCGCCTGCTCCATTGACACCAGAGCAAATGATGACCGGCGGTTTGCTAGGCAGGCAGAACTCGCTTTTGGGCGGAGATCTTGGTAGTATGGGCCTTGCTTTACTACAGCAGCAAGAGCGTATGCAGCGGGCCATGCCGGTTGAAGACGAACAAGGCCCCGGTATTCAACAGGGGCGGTTTGCGCCCATCCGCTTCTCAAGAGGACTTCTGTAATGGCTATCGCTTCGCTTCCTTATTACGCGGGTGCACTTTTCTCGCGCAACCTGCCTAATGCAATGCGCTTTGCTCCTACGGCGGGTCTGGCTATGACTTCCGCACAGGTACCTTCTCCAATGCAGCCTGCTCAACCGACTCCAAGTTCGGGTGAGCATTTGCAGATGCTCAAGGACTTTGAGCGCACCGTGGCAATGGCGAACCAGCAGCGTTTCCGTCCGATGCCCACAGAAGTTCCCATGCCGACCAATCCGGCAGAAGTTCCTCTTTACGCTACGCCGACCGGCGCGCCAATGCCGACCAATCCGGCAGAAGTGCCA